CGCTTTTACGAAGAAGAGTTTGACACCGCCGACCTACTCACTGTCACTACTGTGTTAGAGGAAAGAAACAGGAAGTGATGACATGGCGAGAACTGGCTTAGAAGTTTATGGGATCAAAGAAACCCTCAAACAACTAAACAAACTCGCCCCAGAACTTCGTCGTGAAATCACGCGCGACTACAAGCGGATCACTTTGCCGATGGTGCAAGCTGCAAGAACTGCCGTTCCCGGAGAGCCACCGTTATCTGGCATGTATCGCAAATGGCGACGCGGTGGTCCTTGGTACGGATCCAAAGTGGATCAGAAGATCAATGTCAAGATTGACACTCGACGCGCGCGCAAAAAGAACCTAGACAAAGGCGCACAATACGAGACTCTCGGCGCGTTTGTTTTTCAGTCCAATGAAACATGGGGACAGATCTTTGACATGGCTGGACGAAATGCAGCAAAAGACGGAACCGTCCAGAAGCGCTTTTACGGTGGCAAAGAATATCGATACACATGGAATAACACGCTGATCCAAAACCTCAACATCAACTGGGGTCGCGCATCGCGTTACATGTATCCAACTGCTGAGAGCTATGAGTCAATCCTCGAGCATGAGATTCAAGGTCTCGTCTGGAAAACTGAACGATTACTCGCAGAAGCAATCGCAAGAAGTGAGGGCAACTAATGGCAATTCGCATCCCGATTATCACAGACTTCCAAGGTGACGGACTCAAGAAAACATTCGAGGAGTTCAAGAAACTTGAAACAAACGCGGAAAAGGCATCGTTCGCTCTCAAGAAATCATTCCTTCCAGCGACTGCAGCGATCGCAGGACTAACCGCTGGGCTTGTCATGAGCTCAAAGGCTGCTGCAGAAGATCAGGCTGCACAGGCACAACTTGCGCGCCAACTCCAAGCAACCACAGGAGCAACCGACAAACAGATTCAAGCCAATGAAGACTTCATCAGCACTCTGTCCAGAAGCGCAGCTGTCGCCGACGATGAACTTCGTCCGGCGCTTTCGGCTTTGGTCATCGGTACTGGCGATCTAGCAACCGCACAGGACGCACTCAAGACCGTCCTTGATGTTTCGGCTGCGACAGGTAAGGGCGTTCAAGAAGTCGCTGATGCTGTGTCAAAGGCTTACGGCGGAAACATGAAAGCCATCAAGCAGCTATCACCAGAGCTCTTCAAGCTCATCAAAGATGGCGCGTCAGTTGATGAGGTCATGCAGTCGCTTGCATCGACTTTCGGTGGCGCTGCATCGACAGCTGCGAACACTGCTCAGGGCAAGTTCAAGAACCTCACTATCCAACTCGGTGAAGCCAAAGAAGCAATCGGAACCGCGCTTCTTCCAGTCGTTGAGGTCATGGTCGGCGCGTTCACAAACCTTGCTATTTGGGCACAAAAAAACACAGCTGTCATCATTGGCATTGCGACCGCTTTCGGACTAATTGCTGCAGCAATCGTCGGAGCCAATATCGCAATGGCTGCATGGAAAGCCATCAGCGTCATCACAGCTGCAGTGAACTATGCGCTCGCAGCATCCTTCACAGCTGTCCAGATCGCGACAGGTATCGGCATCGCTGTCGTCATTGCAGGCATCGCAGCCTTCGCTTTATACAAGCGCCAGATGGACGGAATGAAAGACAGTCTCGGCGCGTTCAATACGAAGCAGGGATACAGCAACGCACAGCTCCAACGCATGTCAGACAATGGCACACTCGCTACCGAAGCGGTCACTGGTCTTGATACTGCTGCAACGGGCGCTGGTGGCGCGATTGACAAGATGGCAGAGAAGATCAAGAAAGCTCGAGAAGAGCTGACGGATCAATTCAGCACAGCACTCGACACAGCCAAAGGCAAGCTCGAAGAAGCGAAGAAGGCTTACGACGACTTCAAGGGCACGGTCGCCGAGTCGGTCACCGGCGAGTTCTCGGTATCTGGTGCAGCCGACGCAGCCAAGGAAGCCGGAACGACTATCCTCGCTCAGCTCAATCAGCAGGCATCAGGGGCAAAACAGTTCAGCAAGCAAGTTGAGCAACTGCTCGCGATGGGTTTGTCACAGGACGCGCTTAGAAGCGTTCTAGAGGCTGGTCAAGAGGCTGGCAGTGCAATCGCTAATGAACTCATTATCGGGGGCTCTGACGCGATTACAGGGCCCACTGGGATCAACACACTGGTGAGCGACTTGAACTATGTTGCCGACGCTTTGGGGACTTTGGCTGCTGACAAGTTCTACCAAGCTGGAGTCACGCAAGGCGAGCAGTACTTGGCAGGCGTGCAATCAGCAATTCAAGCTGCAGAAGTTTTGCTCAAGAACCCGAATCTCAAGCTCGCAGATGTCAAGGGCATCGGAGCGAACTTTGCTAACACGGTCTCAACGATCAACACAGGCGCGCCAGCATCACCGACCTCTGCTGTCGGCGGAGCTGCAGCTGCTCGCGGTGGCAACAACTACATAGTCAATGTGAACGGCGGAGTAATGACCAACGCTCAGACAGGCAAGGTCGTCATTGACGCTGTGAAAAGCTTCAACCGCGCATCAGGTCCAGCTGACATCGCGGTCCGTCCGATCTCTGGCAGATACTAATGAGCGCATCCGTCATCCAGTCGGGTGAATATCTCTTAGAGATTGATACTGGATGGGACTCTTCAAGCTTCGTGTTGGACTCCAGCGTAAAGGGCATTCTGGACGATCCGACCTACCCACTAGGACCGACAACAGACTTCGCAGATGTGACCGATGGTGTTCTTGATGTATCTATCAGTCGAGGGCGAAAAGATATCGGAGATCAATTCGTTCCCGGCATCATGAGTTTCACGCTGAATGACCAGCTTGCGAACGGTGCTTTCAACCCATTCAACACCGACTCGCCCACCTACGATCCTGCCAACAATGAGCCCGGCATTGCACCTATGCGTCGCGTGCGCTTCTACCGATACAACTCGCTAGGAGTAGCTCAGTCACTCTTTCAAGGCTTCATTGTCAATTATGACTATCAGTTCAATCTAGATGGCAACGACCTAGTGAACATTCAAGCCATTGATGACCAGTACTTGTTGTCGCAAGCGTTCCTAGACGAGTGGAATGTCACGGAACAGATTGCATCTGCTCGAGTTGTAGCGCTTCTCGCACTCCCAGAAGTTGATGCGTTCCAAAGCGTAGGTCAGCAATCAATAGAGACTTCAGCGATCACTCTTGGCGGTGCAGCTGCCTACACAGTTCCGTCTGGATCTAATGCTCAGGGCTATCTGAACGACATTATGGCTGCAGAGCAGGGCAGAGCATTTGTGGATCGCTCGGGGCGCTTTGTGTTCCAGAAAAGAATTGGACCGACACTTGCTGGAGCTTCTGTGGATTTCGGTGATAACGACCCAAGCCATTATCCCTACGATTCTGTTTCGATCAATTTCGGCGCGGACAAGGTGATCAACCGTGCAAGCGTGACCCATCTCGGAGCGACAGGACCAGAAACAGTTGATGATCTAGCAAGCCAAGCCAAGTATTTCATTCAAACAATCGCCTACACCGAAAGCCTCGTCCACAACGACACTGCAGCTCTTGCTCTTGCCTCTTATCTGATTCAAGGCGAACCGTCCGCGACATTGACCAGCGTGAACACAGGCTTCCAGATGCTTTCGACAGGCGAGCGTGACAATGTGGCAATTCTTGAAATAGGTGACACGATCAGCGTTGAGAAGACCATCACGACCTCATCCACGACTACCAGCGTCATCGCACAGGAGTCCTTCATCGAGGGCATTGAGCATCGGATCTCATTCAGCCAGCCACATCAGGTCACAATTTACACATCCCCAACAACCGTCTATCAGCTCTTCATTCTTGATAGTTCCACACTTGACAGCATCTACGCACTAAGTTAGGAGCACTTATGGGAGCCAACGCACAAACCACAGTACCAGCCTTCGTTGCTGGGGAAGTATTGACAGCTGCCGAAATGACGCAGGTGAACACTGGCATTCCAGTTTTTGCCACAACCGTGACCCGTGATGCAGCGTTTGGCGGTGCGGGCGAAAAGGTGCTTGCCGAAGGTCAATTTGCCTACATTGAAGCGACCAACATAACGCAATACTATGACGGTGCAGCGTGGCAGACCGTTGGCGGTGGCATGACGCTTATTGAAAGCAACTCCTTTTCGGCTGTTTCAAGTGTTAGCGCCAGCGCAAATGTTTTTTCAACCACTTACAATTTTTATCGTGTGATGTTTCATCTCACGGCAGCATCAGGAAACATGACCGTCACTCTTAGAATGAGGGCATCGGGTACTGATTATTCGGGAACTGGCTACACCTATTCGGGAAGCGGTTACACAAACGCAGACTCGGCATTTCAATTTGGTGGCGAAACAAATTCCCTAGTTGGCTATTTCAGGGCAAGTACACCACCGCTACTTGCTTACACAGCCGACCTTTTCAATCCAAACGCAGCAACATACACAAACATTATTAGTGCAGCATTTACAAGCAATTCGGGCTACACCGCAGGGTCGGGTATTCTCAATGTCGGCACAGTAGTAGCAACATCTACACAGTATGACAGCGTTTCGTTTATTGCTTCATCAGGAAACTTTACGGGAAGGTACTC